CCCCAGGATCAGGTCCGTTGGGGATCTGAAGGGTCATATTGACATTGAACTCGATCCGCTTGGCTCTGATGACCGAAATCCCGACCGACTCGGGAGCCACGCTGGGATCGTTGACGGCTGCTCGAATGGTCTTCATCTGAGCGTCTGTCAGGTCTTCCCCGTCTGGACCCGCCACGATGATTTCGACATCGCCGCGCCGTCCATGAATGGCCCATCCATTCACCCTCGCATGATGCGCCAGAGGCATCGCGGAGTAGGTTTCCAGAAGGTATCGGTCGATCGATCCTGCGGCTCGTCCGTCGAAAGACAGCATGTACCGGCGCAAAAGACTGGCATCGCTTTCGACGACGGCCTTCTGATCGATCGAGGGATCGGCAGGAATGACGATCTTTCTCTCGATCCCGTTTCTCGTCACGACGTGATCGAGATCCGTACCGGTTGCGAATGTTGCTAGAACCGCTCGGGCGCCTGCATTGACGCGGGTGCGAACCAGCATCTCGCCGTAGGCCTGGACGCCAAGGATCAGGTTGGCCGCGCTCTGCTCAAGCGAGCGAGCAGCAGCAAGGTCCGGATTTTTTTGTACGAGGTCATCCCAATACCGGGAGCGGATGACCTCGTAGTCAATCTCTTCGATCAGGTTCGGCGCAGGAAGCGCGGATAGATCGATCTGGGTGAAAGCGGTCGACGCCATGAGGCTCCTTTTTCGGATGAGAAAGGCGTCAGACGGAGAGCGACACCCGTCGTCTCGCGGTGTCGATCTTGTCGATACCGTCAACAGTCATCACGATCCGTCCAGAGCCATCGAACTCGTTGATGGTCAGGCGGGTCACCGTGAATTCGGGCTCGTATTCGTTGATCGCCTCGATGGCGGCTTGGATGCCGTTGAGGAGGACTTCTTCGTTGCCGGGCTTGTCCTGCATCTCCAGAAAATCCGACCCCCACCAAAGGCGCATGATTCGCGTCCGAAGGCGGGTGGTCAGGATCGTGTCGATGCTTTGGCGAATGCGCCGCCAGCCGCTGATGAACTCTCCGGTCACCCGATCGATGTCGATCAAGTAGTCCGTGGTCATGGCATCTTACTTCTTGCGACGAGCCGTCTTGTCTTCGCTCTCGACGACCTCGTCGTTGGCGACGACCTCGTCTTCGACCTTGACGAGGTTATGGCGAAGATACTTGGCCGACTCCTCGGTCAGATAGAGGGTGGTGTCGGCGGCGACGAACACACCGTTCTGCCAGCAGTCTTCGATCGTCTTGTAAGCGGTCTTGTCCATGGATTGAGATCCTCTTATCCGTTGATTTGAAACCAGTCTCGTCCGGTGGACGCATGGCCGCAGTTGGCTCGGTTGCCTGCGCGACAGACCGGGGAGCCGTTGACGATGAACCAGCCGACACCCTCGACCATGTATGGGTCGGTGTGGGGTGGCTCGAAGGGGAAGTGCGGGGTGACGGGATCACCGACGCAGACGACGGGCTGACCCTCGACGAGAAACTCTCCCGAGTTTCCAGCGATCTGAGCGCCGCCAGCCGTGTCGGTGGCGCGAACGGCGACGCCGGGCATCAGCCGTTGCTCCAGTTCACCTTGCCGGTCTTGGCATTGAACTCGTCGCATTCCATCTCGAAGGTCTTCGTTTTCACAGAGACCTTGCCGTTGGTGACGGTAAAGACCGTCTCGCCGATGGTGACCTTCGTCATTCCGTTGGTCATGTGGACCTGGAGCATATCGCCCTCGCCGCTGGACCGCTGATTGCTGTCACTCTTCGGCGTCTGCACTTGCAGGAAGATCTCATCCTCCTTGTCGTGCGGCGAAGGATTGTCCGTCGAGAAGTGGTAGGGCTCGGCCGTCGCCATGGATGGCGCCCCAGCCGGGGTTCGAAGCATTGCCTTCATGCCCTTACGGGGAGGAAGCGACGCGGAGATCGTGCCGTGGGCGAAGCTCTTCCAGGGAAGCCAGCCGCTCTTGAACGTCTGCTTTCCTTTGGGGTCTTGGCTCTCGGTTCCGGATGGCGTCTTGTCTTCGCCGTCGTTAAGCTTGACGAACCAGCGCTTCTTCTCTTTGTCGAACTTGACGTCGACGATCTCGCCATACCGCTCGGCGTTCTCGATCGCCCGCTCCAGGTTCTGGAGGCGACGCTCGATTGCGGAAAGCTGTCTCATTCCTCGTCGACCGGAGAGGCTTCGTCGGGGTAGCTCATGTCGATCGTCTCACGCTGACCGGTGTGATTGGTCACACCGAGGAAGAGATCGCGCGGCGTCGGCTGAACCTGCACGCCGTCTTTGTAGACGAACTCGCGAAGCACAGCGCTGGGATTGCCGATTGTCAGAATGGTCTCCCATTCGACGATCCCGACTGCCACGCCTTCCCGGCGAAGTTCGGGATGCACGAGGCGCTGGAACTTGATCTTCGTCGCGTCGCCAGCGTTCGGATCACCGAAGCGGTTCAGATTGATGAATGTCGAAAGATCCTCGCAGATCGTCCAGATGTTCTCGTCGGCGTTGCGAGGCTCGTAGCTGTCGTGGTCGATGACGACGACGATGCACCGAAGGTCCGCGTTCATCTCACCCGTCGAATGATGCCGCGTGTCCGACGTCATGATGGAGACGTAGGCGGCGGGCACTTTGTGCGACCATTCCTTGATGTCATCTTCGTCGAAGATGCCGTCGTACCAGTTGACCTCGGAGATCTTGGTAACGTTGTCTCGGATCAAATCCATGACACGATTTCGGAAGCCGACGATGGCGCTCATCCTGGCTCCTTATTTCGAATGGGATTTGATGTGATCCGAGAGAAGCTTCGAGATGTGCTTCTTGTTGACCTCGGAGAACCCGAGGAAGCGGCGGGGCGGGACGCTCTTTCCGGACTTGTGTCGGAAGCCGTCCTGCATCCATCCAGCGTACTGCTGACCACGATCGTTTCGGGCAGGCGCTCGAACGGTAAAGCCGCTCTTGCTCACCATGATCGCCTGAATGCTCTGCGCCAGCGTTCCTGTCCTCACCAGAGGCCGTGAGGAGCCTTTCTGCTGAATGGTGCTGTCTGATAGCGGAGCCCACGCCTCGCCCGTCACCGGGTCACGTCGGCCTTGGTAGACACGGTTCTTGGTCGCGCGAACCATGTACTCCGACGCTTCCTGCATGACAGGCCGAAGATCGCCGTAAGCGACGAGAAGCTTGGAGAGCTTCTGCTTGTACTTCGATGCGTCGAAACGAACCTTTGCCGATGCCATCAGCTACGTCCGAGGTTGATCATCCGGCCCTTACGCTGGGCGTTGGGATTGGTGGTGACGCCATCGCCGTCAGGATCGCTGGGCTGAAGACCCAGGCCGACCTTTCCGGTGGAAATCTTTTCGAGGAGCTTCAGCGCGTCCTCGTAGCGAACTCGCATCTCTTCGGTGCGGCGCGTCCGGTCCATCGCCATGAGGTAGACGGCGATGTTGATGGCGCAGGTTCGAACGATGCCAGGAGCCGGAAGAACCGGTACGGTGTACTGTGCGGAAAGGTAGGCGTCGCAGATCTCGTCCGCGCCACGCAGGCCCTTCTCGATCACGTCAAGGTCGGGAGCCCGGTCTCGGTTGTGATCGGAAATTCGGAGAAGGAGATCGGTGCCGTACAGGTCTTCGATATCTTTTTGCGAAGCGTAGCCCACCGATCTTCTCCTTTACTTCTTGGCCCGCGTCTTACGGGTCTTCGTCTCGTCAGCGTCGGTCTCATCGACCTCGCCATCATCCGTCTCGGCGTCGGCGTCGGCGTCGGTCTCGTCCGTCACGGTGACCATGTCGCCCGCGCGGGTGATGCCGGACGTGTCGGGCTCGAACGCAGGCTCGGCTTCCACCGTCTGCTCGAAGCTCGAAGCGTCTTCGATGACATTGAAGGCGAGACGAGCGTTCGTCTCTTCCATTCGAACGGCCCGCTGCTCGCGGACCTCATCACTGACCAGACGACGCCGCGAGCGGTCCAGGCCAGCCTTTTCGCGAGCCTTGTAGCCTCTCTTGATCATCGTTCACTCCATTCTGAGGATAGGAAGCCCCGGCTCGAAAGCCGGGGCTCGTTCAAGTCGCTGAACCGATTACGGAGCGATCTTGAAGTTGTGCTTGACGATGCGGATCAGCTTGTTCTCGTACACGCGCTGCCAGTTGGTCGACGTCGCCAGCTCGGCGTTCGTCGGCGTCGGGCCGACCGAGGAGCCGACCCACTTGATGCCGCGCGGGTGGAGAACCCACTGCTTGCGGTGGACGAGGTACTCCTGGCCCATGCCCTTCAGCGCCTGACGCTCGGTCTCGACCGGAACGCGAGGAGCCTTCGAGCCGTAGCCGATGGCGCCCGTGCCGAAGATGTACTGCGTGAAGATGCGGTCGGCGCCAGAACCCGACACCGGCATGCCATCATCCTCGATG